GTGTCCGTGCGGTAACTTTTTAGCTATACAAATCTCTATAGGGGCTAAAACAATCAACGAGAATCAATCTGAAGCCATTTTCAAAAAAATACCATGACCTTATAAGGAAATGGACACATTGATTAAATAAGCGAAATATGGAAGATTATAAGGAAAAAAATGCCAACAATTAACGCAATTGTCGATTTTACGGGATTTGATCGCGGAGGGATTTCAAGACGGGTAAAAAGATTCGAGCTTGAGGCACCCATTTCATGCAAGGATATCTTTGATTTAAAACCTTTAGATCAGAAACAAAAAGATAAATTATCACTCGAACAGGCAAGAACCGATCTTGCCGTGGAGGATACAAGATTAAAAAGATTACAGGCGGAAAAGATAGAGGGACAATTGGCAGATGTCGATCAATTAATGGAGGCTGAGAATCAATTACTTGAGGGGATCTTACAAATCATTAAATCCTCAGACCTTGATCAAGAAAAGAAAGATGACATTTATACGCAGATTAGGGATCATGGGAAGAAATGGAAGGAGGGATTTAATAAGTGACCGGATTTAAAAAATACATTTCTGAAACATCAGATAATATTGAAAAGATCTTTAATAATAATAAAATATTAACTGCCGCGGAATGGGCGGAAAATATCAGACGCATGGATGGGGGCAGGAATTACAGATTTTCTTTTGCCCCATATCAAAAGGAAATGATGATGACCCCTTTTGATAAAAAAATACAAATGACGGTATTTCAATTAGCATCACGATTAGGGAAGACAGAGGTATGTATGAATATTATAGGTCACTCGATTGCGGAAAATCCCAGACGTATATTGACTTTATATCCAACAACCTCACAAGCGGAAAAATGGAGCAAGGAAACTTTGGAAAAAGAACTTTTTGAATCAACCCCGCAATTGCAATGGTTAGTAAGAGGAGGTAGAAGAGATTCAAGCAATACTATATTACACAAATTATTTCCCGGGGGATTGATTAATATTTTTGGGGGCAATGCTCCCGGGGAGATGAGAAGAGCAAAAGGGAATTTATTATTTGCTGATGAGGTTGACGCATTGATGTCTCAAGTAGGAGATGAAGGAGATCAGTTGCAGATTTTTTGGATGAGGGGAAGCGAATACTCTGACGCCATTAGAATTGCGGCAAGTTATCCAAGCATTGAAGGACAAAGTCGTATTGCTCAATTAATGGAACAAAGTGATTACCGGAAATGGTATACCCCATGCATCAAATGCAAAGAGCCATTTGTAATGCTAAGAGAACATATCAAATATCCTGAAGGTGAACCAGATAAGGCGAGACTTGAATGTCCTCATTGCGGTGAACATCTAACTGATTCTAATAGGAAAAGAATGATGAAAAAAGGTTTCTGGAAAGCGACCAGAGATTTTACAGGCATCGCGGGATTTTGGGGCAATGGGATGATGAGTCCACATCCGGTTCAAAAAGGATTCAAGTCACATTTACATTGGGTTGCGGCGCAGGAGCAAGCTATAGAAATTAGTGATAATCCCGACCGAGCAAAACATGTATTCGTAAACACCTTTGATGCGGAATGCTACAGGCCTGAAAGAGTTGAAGCCCCTGAAGCTTCCGAATTAATGAAACGGCGAGAAAATTACAATCCTAGAATTGAATTGCCTGAAGGGGTATTGATAGTGACTGCAGGGGTTGATGTACAGAAAAGATATCTTGAATGTGCCGTGTGGGGGTGGGGGGAAAATAAAGAATCTTGGTTACTCGAGCATCATATTATTCCGGGCGCCCCAGATGATCCCGGGACTTGGCAACATTTGGAAGATTATCTAGCTGGATGTAGATTCCCTCACCCCTATGGGGTAGAATTAGGTTTATTCAGACCGGGGAGTAAGGTAATGGTTGATGCGGGTCATTGGGATCAACACGTATTGCCTTGGACATTTAAAAAACAGAAACTTGGTGTATTTGCTTCACAGGGAAGTCCTACAGTTAATGCCCCAGTATTAGGGAAGCCACGTCTTGCCTCTTCTCCTCGAGCAAGGATCTATCCACTGGGGGTGAACCAGTGCAAGGATATTATTTACACCAGATTATCTTTATCAAAACCAGACACAAAAGAATATCCGCCGGGATATATACATTTAAATCAAGCGGCTACTACTGTGTTTCTGGATGGACTTACTTGCGAGTATGGAAAAGAAGAAAGATTCAGAGGAGAACTCTACACTCGCTATGTGTGCCCAAGTGGCAAACGTAACGAACCCTTGGATACGTATGTGTATGCGATGTGTGCGAAAATATTAATCAATCCCCGATTTGAAAAGATAAAAGAAAATCTACAAAGCCAAAAAAAGGAGGAAACAAAAACAAGAGTTAAAAGAGCAATCAGGCCACGCAAAAATTTTGCCGGATCTTTTAGTAAATGAAAAATGAAGTTGATTGCTTTAAATTAGAAGATGAGCTAGAACCAATACAAAGGGTTCATTTTCATATTTTGATACAAGCAAGACAGGATTATCTAACTGCATTGAGTTTGGAATATGTGGATGAATTTGGTAATCTTAAAAAGGAAAATTTTAGATACAAAGGAAAAGGAACTAAATTGATTGGAGGATTTTCAACGCCCATGACCATTTCATCGCTCTATGATCTTTGCAATTATTGGAAAAGCAATGCCCCGTCAATTAGTTTTGAAATACTGGGAATTTATTATTTTGAAACGGGCGACATATTAAAAAAACTAAACAGCGCATTGAAATTCAGAAAATCAAAACCTTCAAAATTACCACTCGATGAATTATGAAAAAAGCCACGTTTGATATTGATGTTTGTCGAGTAATTAGAAAATGCCCAGAGGCTACCTCTTCAACCTTGGCCACTTATGCGGCATTAAGAGAAATTGCTACTGAAAAAGGGAGTTGTGAATTTGAGTCATCTTTTAATGAGGTTAAAAATAAGGCGCTATTATCTGAATCAGGAGTTAAAAAACATATTGCATTAATGGAGAGGCGGAGACTATTACAGAAAAAGAATACATCTGAAGGCATTGAATTCCGATTGATCAAGGTTTTCAAGGCCTAGTGATCTATAAAAATAATTAAAATGAGGTATTTTTTTTAAAGTGGCCGATACTGCACCAAAAAGTAAATTATACTCCGGAGATTCGTCAAGCTGGACGAGTTCATTTTCTGACTATCCAGCAACGACATATTCTGCAATCTGTATATTCCAAAAGCATGGGACTGATCCATTAACCTTGACATCAACGGCAAGCGGTAATGATTTTTCCTTTACATTTGAAAGTGAGAAATCTTCATTACTAGATCCCGGTGAATGGAATTGGGCGATAAGAGTAAAAAATGGAACGGAGATAGTAACCGCATCTACCGGGAAAATAAAAATCCTGCCGAATCCGGAAAGGGTATATCAACCCACATTTTATGAAAAATGTTTGAATTTAATACAGGCGGCAATTGAAGAAAGATTAACAGATGTGCAGGAATCAATAACAATATTAGGGCAGGATATTACAAAAATACCTGCAGGCGAATTACATAGACTGCAACATTATTACCAAGCTCAAGTAAATAAGGAGCGCAAATTTAATGAACAATTGATTACTGGCAAACGTACGCGTAGGTCGAGAATATACTTAAAGGACTAATGGCTGGTAAATTTATCTTTAATAAGAAAACAGGGAAATTAAAATTGAAGACCAATGCAAAAAGGTCTTACGGGGCGGTAATTTCTGATCAATTACAAGAGGGATGGACTGCCGCTTTAAGTAACGCCCACTCGGAATTCAGGGGTGGCATTGTCAGATTAAGAAATATGACAAGGGATCTGGAGCGATCCAATCCGTACGCAATTAGATTTCTGAACGAGTGGGTGACTAATATAGTCGGAACTGGTTTTACTTTTCAATCTTTAGCAACTAATGCCCAAGGCAGAGAGGATGAAAATGCCCGCAATCAAATAGAAGAGGCGTGGCTAGATTGGAAGAAAGCAAGAAATTGCTGTGCATCTGGTGATATGCCTTACACCGAATTCAAAGGATTAAGTGAAAGAGCATGTGCAAGGGATGGAGGGGTATTGATTCAAAAGCTTAGAGGATTTGATAATAAGTACGGATTTGCTTTGAATGTATTAGAAATTGACAGACTGGATGTTGATTATAATGAGAAAAAGCTAAAAAATGGGAATCAGGTCATAATGGGGAAAGAGCTTGATCCTTACGGATGGAATAAACCAATTGCATATCATATACTTGGCGATCATCCCGGGGAAACCTATTCCAGAGCGGGGAGAACAAGAACAAGAATTCCTGCAGATCAAATCATACACAGATTTTATCGCAAGAGATTAGAATCAGCACATGGGGAACCTCTTATGGTCGGAGCGATTTCCGGACTGAGACATTTAGAAAAATTTGAAGAGGCGGAGCAAATAGCGGCAAGATTAAGTGCCTGTGCTACCGTTGCCATTGAAAGAGATAGTTCTACGCCTTACGAGGGAGAGGAATACTTAGATCAAGAATTGACCCCCGGGGGAAAATTTGAACTCGAGCCGGGAGAAAAAGCAACTTTACTAAATCCAACACATCCAAATGCTAATTACGAAAGTTTTAGACGAGGAGTTTTACAAGGGGTAGCATCTGGATTGCTAACTAATTATCCTAATTTAGGTCAGGATTATGGAGGGGTTAGTTATTCTTCATTAAGGGAATCAAAATTAAATATCAAAGCTCTAACAAATGTTTATAGAGCATTAAATATTGAAAATGAGGAGGAGCATATTTTTAGGAGTTGGTTGGGATATGTATTACGGACAGGACAATTAAAATTACCCGCATCTAATTTTGAGAATTTAGCCAAGGGTAACTTTGTAGGGAAGGGGCATGAATGGGTAGACCCATTAAAGGATGTTAATGGATTAGAAAAGGAACTTTCAATTGGGGCCACTTCATTATCTAGGGCAGTAAAAGAAAGGTTAGGGGTTTCTTTAGATGTAATAATTAAAGAAAGACAGCGAGATATTGAAGCATTTAAAAAGGCTGGGCTGGAAGTGCCGGCAATTTTAAAAGGTTCAGATTCAGATTCAGATTCAGATTCAGGTTCAGATTCAGAAGAAATTTCCTCATTACTAGGCGATTTAAAAGAGCAAGCCGATACTTATGGTGTAGGAGTAAGGGCGGGAATGGTAACCCCACAAACTATTGATGAACAGGATTTCAGAGAAAAGGCGGGACTCCCCGAAATGACAAAAGAAGCAAAAGAAGCTTGGAAAGAGGATGGAGGAATTAGGAGGCCAATAACTCTGCAATCGCAAAATGCCTTTGAATCCACACAGGATGAAATTGCTTCTGATCTATTAAATGAGGAATAATATATTATAAGTAATAAATATGGAAACAGGATACCGTACATTCAAAGTAGATCGTTCTGATAATGGAGAAATACCCAGAGGAATTTTAACATCAGAACAACCCGTTGCTATGTGGGACTGGAAAAGGGGTGATTACATACCTGAGGTATTATTAATGTCGGGAATGAAGGCAAGAGGGCTGTCCATTAAATTACTCGACACACATAAAACAGATTCAGTATCTTCAGTATTAGGATCATTCAGTGATTTAAAAATTAAATCAGCCGGGGAAAGAGAAGTTCCTTTTGATTTTGTCGAGGGAAAAATTGAAGTTTCATCTGTACATCCTGAAGTTGAAACTAAATTACAGGAGGGGCATATAAATGAAATGTCAGTGGGATATAAATACACAGAAGATAAAACGATACATGTTCCTGAAGGGGAAAAATTAGAACATGATGGGAAGGAATACAGTGGCCCAATTAATTTAAGGACTGAATGGCATGCAGAAGAGGCTTCACTTGTGCCAATCGGGGCAGATTCACAAGCTCAGATTAGAGGGTATAAAGATTTTGAAGAAGCAAAAAAGATTTCACGCCAACCTAATAAAACCAAAAGCGAGCAAAGAGAGGTGACACTTTCTAATGCTGAAGCCAATGACAAGGTTAATCTGGAGGAAAAACGGGAAGGTGAGAAAACCCAAACTAAAACAACAAATTCAACAGAAAATAAATCCGATATGGAAGAAGAAAAAAAGGATGAGAATGTTGATGAACAAGTAGAGGTAGCCGTTAAAGCTACCAAGGAAGCATTTGACAAAAGGGCAGATGCAATCCTTGCTCTTGGTGAAGAAGTTGGAGACAGCAATTGGGCTCTCTCACAACTTCGTTCAGATAAGAGCGTTGAAGAAGTTCAAAGACAAGCCATCACAAAATTAAAAGAAGATTCTAAAAGTTTAGGATCTACACCTGAGCCACTTGGTCTCAGTAAGAAAGAAAGCAAATCTTACTCAATTGCCAATGCTATGAAAAGCTTGGTTAATGGGGGAAGAGTTGAAGGACTGGAAAAAGAAGTTTCTGATGCTATTGCTAAACGCAGTGGAAGAGAAACACATGGATTTTTCCTCGCCTCTCAAAGAGATCTGAATATCACCGATGATGCCGCCCTTGTTCCAGAAGACACAAGAGGGGGAGACTTCGTTGATGCTCTTCGTCCTAATATGGTAACAATGCAAGCCGGTGTTCGTATTCTTAACGGACTAAAAGGCGATGTTGTTATTCCTAGAAAGACAGCAACTTCAGAAGCTACTTTTAAAGCTGAAACAACTATTCATACTGAAACAGAGCCAGTCTTTGATTCAATCAGTTTGACTCCAAGGCATCTTGGTACTTTCACCGATGTTAGTAAGCAACTATTAGCTCAAGGAACTCCAGATGTTGATGCTCTTATTAGAGACGATCTACAAAAGGCAGTTGCTGTTGGACTTGACAAGGCAGTTATTCAGGGCGCAGGTTCTGGATCAAATGCCCCACAAGGAATTATTGGAGCAACAGGAGTTGAGGATATCGCAATTGGCGACAATGATGGGGGGGAGCCAACAACAGCTGAGTTGCATGCTTTCTTAAAACAGCTTGACGATAATAATGCTTTAACAAGCAATTGTACATGGATAACAACCCCTCAAATCGCAGCGGCAGCGAAGCAAACTTTGCTAACTAGTGCTGTTTCTGGATACCAGTGGGATATGTCCAATAATACAATGCTTGGCTATCCGGCATACAGCACTGCAAATATCCCTGCGGAAAGAACGATATTCGGAGATTTCTCTGAATATATTCTAGGAATATGGGATGGTGGTATTGAAATCACTTATGATCCATACAGTGGAGCAAAGAACAGATTGGTTACATTTATTCTAAATGTTATGTGTGACGGAAACGTTAGACAGCCTAAGTCATTTGCTGAATCTGATGATGGTTCCGCTTAATTAAATCTAATTGGAGGGGGGGTAACCCCCCCCTTTAATTAATTATGCTTAGTTCTAATTCTTTCAAAAAAGAAAAAATGAAAAATACTATTAATATTAAAGCCTTGAAAAATGTTGCCTGTAATGGGCAAAGATTAAAAAAAGGGAAAATCTATGAAGTCCCTGTTAAAGATGGCAATCTATTAATAAGTTTCAAAGATGCTGAAATTTGCGAATCCAAACCAAAAGCCAAAAAAACTGCCAAGAAAAAAACTGCCAAATCTGAGCCTGTAATTGATGCCCAGAGATGACATTACAAGAGGCAGTAGAATCTCAATTTGAATTCGTCTTACGAAATGGGGCGGCAAATCTGAATATTTCAGGCAAATCATTAAAAGTTATTTTAATTGATCCTCCTGTGACTGAAGGAAGTCAAAGAAGAGGCAGACAAAAGAGCATTAAAAGAGCAATAGTCGGGGTACTCAAATCTGATTTGCCAAATATTCCTGTCCCGGGGACTATTGCCACTTTGAATAATTGGAGATGTATTGTGTCAGAGGAGGGTATCGAAGAGGAAACTTTTGCTTATCGCATCCCGTTACGTAGCCCATAAAATGCCCGCAATTACATCACCATCAACTCTTGAGGCATTTTTAGAAAATAGAATAAAGGTTCTATTGGAGGCTCAATTAACAAAAATACCAGATGCCAACATTCTGACAGGTCATACTATTGAAGATGATGGGCTAGATCAGGAAGCCCCAGTGGTAATAGTTACTGCCACTAGGGAGGAGGAGGATATACCGGGAACAGGATGGTGGATTACTTCAATTGAAGTGGAACTTGATCCCCGTGATTTAGATGATAATTCAATCGAATCAATTTGTAATAAAATAGAAACTGCCATTGGAGATGGATCAAATGATATTGAAACCCAGTTATCAAATGGCAGGTTGAAATGCATGACCGGGAGCGTTTTTTATGACCAGAGCTTTGATTATGATCCCTCAGATAGTGAAAGATCCATGTTTTTTAAATTTTCAGGATCTTTTGGTCTTTTAGCCCCATCTTGATCTATTCAATAAAATACTTTTAATTATATTATATTATGCCATCACCAACATATGTAGACGGAGCCACTGGAATGCTAAAAGGGGTTTATGCCGATGAAGGAGGAATTAAGGTTGAATCAGTAGAATGGTCAATTAATGACCCTAAAGAATACTCGTTTGATAGATATGGAGGTCACGACGGATTTGCGCATGGATTTAATCCATCAGTGGAAATAACAATTTCAGGAGAAGTGAGTGATACAACAGGGGCGGTACCCGTTGCTCAATTTGGCACTGCCATTACTTTTAATAATGAAGAAAATGTTAAACTTGCAGATTCAGCAAGTACTTTTGCAAACGTTGCTAACACCGGCGGATTCTATCCAGAAGAAATTACTTTTAGTGAATCAAGAGACGGATTTAGAAGCATGACTATTAGAACCATTTCGCATCCAGAAATTACCTAATTTAATATTTTTGCCTACGGGCCAGTTTGAGTGAATAAATCAGAGCATTTAACGGCTCTAAAAGCCGGACAATTCATAACATCATCCACTGATCTTGCCGCCTCATTGATGGCAAATGGTTGTAAGCCTTTGAAGTCAGGCCCATGTACTAATACCTATAGTGAAGAAAAACCATTCAGGTCGGGAGTTCCCGGGGAGGTATTATTTCATTTAGAAAAAAATAGTTCTACTTTTAAAAAACAGGACGGAACTCATTATGCAAGTGAAGAGCTTGCAAAAGGGTTTACTGATAAAGGGGCCAATGAAAAGCTCGATGAATTGATTGATAAAATTGAGGATTCAAATCTACGCAATCAGATAAAAGCACAATTGCCATTAGCTATCATGTCGCATCATCGGGCGGCAATGGGCAATAGATCAATAATACGCAAATGGTGGAGGAGTGTAACCCCTTGGGTCTACATGAAAGATGGAAATAAAACTTTCTTATTACCAAGAACAGCAAAAAAAACAGCAAAAAAATGGGGATTAATAAATGACTGATTATACTGAACTTGCAGAAGATGCCTTTGAAGATTCGGCACAATATGAATTTGATGGGATTCCTTTATACTTTTCGTATCGACATTATTATGCGCTTTTAGCAATAATGAAAGAAGCGGAAATGTCCGCAGAGGAACAGGTATTACTAATTTTCTGGGTAGCCACTCATTCCGGTGATAAAGTTAAAGAATTAAGAAAAAAGTGGAGAAATGACAAAGATCTAGTTTTTGAAGAATTCGAGAATGCTCCGGAAAAATTTAATTTATCACCCGGATCACCTAAGATGATAGATATAGCATCCATAGCTCATAAAATGTGGGAAGATGTGGAAAAAAGTAAAGATGAGGTTGTAGAAAATAAAAAAGAAATAAAGGGAGAGCAAGCATTGCCAAAAAAGTAGGGCATGCCGCGTATTATTTGGCATCCATCAGTCAAATATTGCCCGGCAGAAGCGTTGATTATTATTTAGGAGAATTGCCATATTGCCAAGGATTACAATTACAAGCAATTGAGTTGGCTAAAAATGGCATTGATTTTGACACCCCTACTAATGAAAAGAGGAAAAATTTCAAAGAAGTGGCAGGATTTTTTTGATCTATATAAAAAAAAAATAAACTTTATATTCAATAATGGTTAAAGTAATGGCGAGAACCAATGCAAAACAATGGCAATCTGCCATGAAAGCTTGGACTAAAGCGACCGGAAAAAGTCGTGATGATTGCATTAATAAATTCGGAGCCGAATCTTGTGTCAAAGCAATTAGACACACCCCTAAAGCAAGGGTAGGCAGAATTAATACTTATGATCCAGAAAAAGGGGGAAGAACAAAAAAGCAAAAATTACTTTTTGCATTAGCCTCTAATCAAGGAATCAGAAAGGGATCAGGGGGCGAACAAATTATGTATCCTTATGTAAGAAAAGAATTTAATAAGCGAAAAAAATCCATTGGTGCTTTAAAAGCCGGATTCATTAGACCGGCAATCCAATTGGGGGCAAGATTAAAGACAACTCCATTTGGTGGAGGGAGCGCATCAAAATCAAAAGGAATAAAATCAAAATCTTTTAAAATGAAAGCCTTTGCTTTTAATGAAGTGGAAGGATCAGGTCTTGTGGCTTATAAGGCTATGGATAGAGCCATGATTGAAGCCGCCGCACAGGAAAAGGCATGGGCAGTAAGAAGATTACAAAAACAGAATAATAAATTTAGCGCAAAACCATTTTAATTATGGCAGTTCGTAAAAGTAGATTAGAAACCCAATTTACAGGGGATGATAAACAATTTCAAAGGGTAGCGGCTCGAGTAAAAGCCGCAGGGGCAAAAATGACGGCAATGGCGGGGTCAATGAAAGGGGCTTTTGGCGCAGTGGGGGGGACGATGTTAATTAAGGGGACATTAGAAAAATTTGATCGCATAGGGAAACTTTCAACCAGATTTGGTATAGCTTCTGAATCATTGCAAAGATTAGGACATGTGGCTAATTTAGGGGGGGCTGATTTAGAAACGGTTGCAAAAGGGTTAAGGACTCTAAATAAAAACGCCCACGAGGCGGCGGTGAATGGCTTAGAAACATACAATAGGGAATTCGAGATTTTAGGAATTGATGCCAAGGAATTCTTTATGTTAAACCATGAACAAAGATGGTTGGCAATGGGTGACGCTATAAGAGGGGCAACAAATAGGAATGTTGCAATGGCGGCATCACAAAAATTAATGGGCAGAGCCGGGGCGGAATTATTTGACATAATGGAGCAAGGTAGAGAAGAGCAAGAGGAGCAAATGAAATCAGTCCGCACTATTACTCAAGAGCAAACAAGACAAATTGAAGACCTCAACGATCATTTCTCTACTTTAACCACTGGAGCTTTGGCAGAATTTGCAGGGATGCTTGTTACAATCTGGGGATGGGTTAAAAAATTAGGGGAAGCATTGGCATGGATGGGGATGCATTTACAAGCCGCCTTTGATCCAGATCTGGATTCTAGTGATGTAGAAAGATTTTTTGATGAATATCAAAAGGAACAGGAGGAGTTAGAAAAGAAAAGAAAGCAAAGAGATGAAGAAAGATTCAATCGTGAAGAGGGAGGACTAGAGGGTGTAGAAAGGAAAGCAAAACAAGCCGCGAAAAAAATAGTAACCTCATTTTCTGGGGCATCAATGGGCGGATTTTTTGGGAATGCTGGAAGAAGTAGGGTATCCGCACGCGCTCCTAAATCACTAGAACAAAAGCGATTTGAGTTAGAAAAAAGCCGTACTGAACAAATTAAATTTATGGCACAACAAATCAAAAGAGCTACGACGTAATGCCGAAACCAGAATACAAAGGTAATAGTTCATGGAAGCAACAAAGGGGCACCTCATTTGGAACGGATGAAGAGGGGAAAGACTGGATTGAACTCACTTTCAGAGGCAAAAGTGATTTAGCTTTATCTTTTAGAGAGCAATACCCAAAGGGGACAGATTGTCCGGAGCCGGGATTTTCACATTGTAAGCTTCTCAGTCCTCCAGACATTGAAGAGGAAAGTATAGCTTTTTCGTATGCTATATTAAGATTTGAAGGGCCTAGCCCATTAAGCGGAACCTTTGAAGGGACTGATGCTACAATTGAACATTCTACTCAAGAGGCGGATTTAATTTTTTCTACAAATATTAATAAAGAATTACTTACCGTAACATATAGATATCATAGAGTAATAGTTACCGCTTCCTATATTAAATCCACTCGCCCAACCAGTACCAGATACAATTCCGAATTAGATAAACATGCAGAAGGTAATGGCATTTTGGAACCAATTGCCGATGTTAAAATACCATTAGGAGCACACCATTTTGAATTTATTAAAAATAACAAAGATAAATATTATGAAGTGGATCAGTGGAGTGTGGTGTCTAACTGGACAGAAACTGCCTCTGGCATATATGAGGTAAAAGAAGAACATTCAAAATTTTTAACTCCTAAAGATGCCGACGTTCGGATAAATCAGTAAATGCATAGACCTCCGGCAAAACTTAAAAAGGGATGGCGATTACATAGGGATGCTTATAATGATCTATTAGAGTATGTAATTAAAACGAGGCCAATTCCTACACATGGGCATCAGGAAACGAGCAATGGCACGATGCCTCCGGTTTTATCTAAACAGAAACCACATCAATTTGAACCAATAATATTACAAGGTTCTTCCCCTATTCTTTTAATACATCCGGGTTATGTATTTGCTTCATATAGGGATACAGATCAAGCTTCCACGACAGCCCATTTACCACAAATTCAACAATGGCCTTTTGAACCAACTTATAATTCTGAAAGTGGCGATAAATTAAGTGATGAATCTGAATTGCCGGATTCAATTGCTCTTACTAAAAATTCAGTAAATTATATTTATCTGGAATTAAACTGGACAGAACATAAATATGATGTTGGGGGATGGGATTATGATACGGGGGTATATGCATTTAAAGCTGAATATAATTTAAAAGATTATCCCAATGGTCATGTAATAGTAGGGGGCGATGCCTCCGCTCCTCCGCCTTCCGGGGTTTCGGTTAGAATGGATAAAATATTTTACACTCTAAATACCGCTATTTTCAAACAGACTACAACTCAACAGCCTATAATTGAGACAGCCACAAAGACCCATATTCAAGCCGGAGTTATTACATTAAATGATGAGGGTAAACTTGCTGATCAATCTACCCCGCAGGCTGATAATTTAAGATGGTTTTTACAGGGGCCAATATTTGCCAATCGTCCTCCTGTTTATATTTCCGGTCTATCTTCACCAAATAGGGATGAGCCTATTGCCCCTATAGTTTCAGATGATTACACTTATCCCGGCGCAGAAAGGGTTTAGATTATTCTGATCTATTATCTTATCTAAAAAAGGGTATTTTAATAGATGGCAGTCCATACGGTAAAATTTACAGGTGATAGCTCTTTCAGTGGAACGCATACATCTGGATCAAAAATATATGTGCGCTCTGATAATGCCGCAGATGATGATAATTTAGTTTTATACGGCAGGAAATCCAGCGATTCAACCGCTCACTATCAGCAATTGGTAGTTAATACTAATGAGGGTAAAATTGAGCAATTAGGCGGGACTGCATGGAGTCATTTATATTTGGCAAAATGGGACACTACTTTACTGGGGACGGCTTCGGTATTCTCCAATGATGGTACCGCCGCCACGGGAAAAGCGACCATTATTACGAATCCTTCAAACGGTGAAACTATTGAAATAGGGCTAACAGGATTCACTACGGTCTTTACATTTAAAACTACAGTCTCTGGTAATGGGGATGTAAAAATAGGTTCAAGTACGGCGGCAACCGCAGATAATCTTGCCTCTGCAATAAATGATTCTCAAACAGGGACTAGCAATCCTACTGATGGAACGGATTGGAATTCAACCGGGGCGCATGCTTATTTAACAGCTACATCCTCATCTTCAAGTGTAACTTTAACGGATCGAATTAATTGCGCTAGGCAATTAGCTTGGGTTCTTGATCCTTACGATGATGGTGATTTTCATATATGCAATATAAGAGGGGGAATTGATGGAACAAAAATAATTGATCTAGCGGCAGGGAATAAATCAGCAAGCACTACAACTGCGAGTGGAGTTGATTTAGATAGTGAAGATTTATCTACCACAAATGTCAGCGGCTTACTATCCGGTGCCTCTGATTCCGTAGCTACTAGAGGTAGATTTGTGGTAGATATTTATTGTCAAGATCCAACCGCAACAGTTACCCCCGTCATTCAATTAAGTAATGATAATATAAATTGGAGGAATGCGACTACCACTATTACTGATTTAAATACGGATCAAGAACAAAGAATAACTGGGGATGATTTAATGTCTGAATATGTCAGAATCAATTTTACCACATGGAGTGCGACCGCCGCAAAGGCTTTAAATATTAAAATTATTACACAGAGTTAATGGCACATAAATTTATTATTGATGATAGAACGGGGGCTTTATATTCCGATTTTACGGCAAGACGAGTTACTTCTGCCGCAGAGCTTTTACAGGCTGAAAGAGGATTAACCCCAACATTTGAAATCTATTCCATTAATGTTGCTACTGATACCAGAGCGGTAACAGGGAAAACATTGACAAATGGCAATCTCTCTGTATCTATTGGACTCGCAGGGAAAGCCCCAGATAAAGGATTAATTAAAGCGGCATGGAGTGGAACTTCATACGAATCTGCATATCTAAATATTGAAAATCTAACAGCCTCCGCTCTTGCTTCGGCATTTAATAATTCAATAACAACCGTATCTAATGCCGGAGGATTGATGGTTGATGAACTCGGCGAGGGCAAATGGCTTCTGACAATGAAAAAAGTCGGAGCGATAACAGGATCTCCATCGTTAAATGTCGAAAGCTCAGATCCTCCATCAGCCGTTGAGGTTAATTCTGTAAGAACAGGAGACTCAGACACAAAGGCTCAATGGATCATCAACCTAATTCAATCCCCGGTCGCTAATATAGCAACAGGATCATGGTCAAGCGCAACGAGCGGATCATATAGCGGACTCAGTTCGACCATTAGCCTCAATACAACGGCAATGCTTTCTGCAATTGCTCGAGGTCAGAGAGACTTTGAGATTTCAATAGTTCATTCAGGTCAGGTTCTTCACCGATCATCTGTAAGCATTCACGAATCACTCGACCCAACGGCGGCAGGATCGATTGTAGTAACCTCACCAACACTTTTCACATTAGGAAGCAACGCAGTTAATCAAGGCGAGACGATTGCCATTAGTGGCGGTCTTACTTATGACGGAACGACCCTAGCCGCGCCATTTTTGCCCTTGGCAGGTGGGACGATGACGGGGGCGGTTGCAATGGGAAGCCAGAAAATCACAGGCTTGGCAGACGGCACGGCAAGCGGTGACGCAATTAACAAGGGCCAACTTGACGGCCTTATTGACAATGCGCCAGAGGCTTTGAACACTCTCAATGAACTGGCGGCGGCATTGGGTGATGACGTAAATTTTAGCACAACAGTGGCGAATAATATCGCGACTAAATTGCCGCTGGCGGGTGGAACGATGACCGGGGCAATATTACACTCTTCGGGCAGTGCAAGCAATCCTTCAATTTCGTTTTCGAGTGATTCTGATAGCGGATTTTACTCAGACAGTGACGGTTCAATTGGTGTTTCATTTAATGCTAATATGCGATGGCACTGGACAAGTTCATTTTTCCGCACTGCCGCAACTTTAGGGGCTGAAATTAAATCGAGCGCGGGAACAGCCGCTAGCCCAAATTACAGATTTAGAGATGATAACAATACCGGAATGTTTCGGGTTGCGGCTGACCAGCTGGGTTTTTCAACTGGTGGAGTCGAGCGATTGCACTTATATGACGACGGATTTGATTTTAATAATTTATCAGTCAATTTCAAAGATAGCGGAGGAGATGGCCGCGCAACGATGGGGCTTGCATCTCAGCATTTCAATATCAATGTTTACGGAACCAGTGGCTGGATTAATAACGCTATTAATATTGACAATGATACGGGGATGGTGGGTCTCTCAACTGCCACACCAACAGCAAACTTAGATATTACAACCAGCTTAAACCAACAACATTTGTATATTCAAGGCGCCCTTGACTCAGGTTCAACTGCGTTGGCTAGATTAAAAACTATCTCCAACGGGAATGTTTTGCTTTTGGAATCTGGGACAACGTCTGATAGTCGAGAAATTTTTGATGTTAAAAATTCAAACGGAACGGTTTTTAAAATTCAAGGCGACGGAGCCTCAGTCTTCAGCGGTGCAGTCACCGTTGGCTCAGATGGTGCGGGCCATGTTTTAGATGTTCAAACCGGAACATCTGACGAAGGAATAAGGCTAACCTCGACAGGGACAGGGGGGCGAACGGTTTTTCAAGCCATTGTGAACAACGTAGCAAATGGAAATGCGAATTTGAATCTTTACCATGCCACTGCGCTCACTACTAGAATCACCTCTGACCCATCAAACCCAACATTCTTTAATTCCGGGCCGGTCAATTTTGGCGCGGATGGTGACGGAAAAGATGTGACTTTTTACGGCTCAACGAGTGGTTCTTATATGCTATGGGATGAGAGTGCAGATGACCTAATTCTAGGCGGGGCGGCTCGTTTGGGAATAGGGACTGACAGCCCTGACACCACTCTTACCATTAAAAAAGACAACACGACAGGCCCGACTATCAGCCTCGATAACTCAGAAAATAGAACTTATATAAATAATTGGGGCAGTGGGGTGACATCCGGGAGAGCTACTCGGCTTGAGATTAACGCGGCTACTACTGATTTCGCAGTTGCCGCAAATAATATTTATTTCCAAATCGGAACTGTTGGCGATTCGCATGAAAAGATGCGCCTCGATTCGTCAGGAAATTTAGGCATAGGGAATAGCAATCCAACCCAAAAAGTTTCGATTCAATTTGCTGATACTGACACATCGTTTTCCTCCGGCTCTGGCGGCGCATGGGGTTCTGAAGGCTTACTAATTGAAAACACCAGCACAACCACGGACACGATGGCAATGATTCAGTTGCGGAATGGTGACGCGGATATTCATATTGCTGGAATTAGACAAGGCTCAGACGATTCAGATTTAGGTTTCTTTTTTGAAGGGACGGAAAAGATGCGCTTTGATAAAGATGGTGATGCTGAAATTAAAACAGATGGCAAAGGATTAATTTTGTCATCACCTGATGGAACTCGATATAAAATCACCGTTGCAAACGATGGAACTGTTACCTCAACAGCCATGTAAGAATTATGATAGACCAACAAAATAAAATTGATTGATTTTAATGAGACTTAACTAATCTTAATAAGTATATGTCAGAAGAAAAAAAATTCACAAAAAACGAGTTCGCTATCATTGCACAGTTAATAGATGGGGGAATTCGAGCCGCAGGAATCAATGTCGCCTCCGGGGGCAATGAACTCATCTCAGGACTGCAAAAGTTCTTTGCACTTAAACCAGAAGAGGAATCAACCTCAAAACCAGAACCAGAAGATAATGCCTAGGGCTACATTTTTAACTAGACCCGGCAAAAGAGATGGATCAAGAATTTCATTAAAAAACATGATAAGAAAATTAATTGAAAAACATTTAATTCAAGGATGGGGCAAGAGACAACTTTTAAAACTTGGTCTCGTTATTGCTCCTATTCTTGCCGTTTCGAATGAACAAATAGAGGGAACCGTTGCAGTCATTATTGCCGGGGCTTTAATGGTTATTGAAATCATTTTCTCTAAATTAAACGCCAAAAAATTGGCATCAAAAAAATGAAAAAGAAAACAATAGCATTACTAATATCATTAGGGACAATGATTTCCCTATCATCTTGCAAAATAAGTAACCCATTAATTGGAATTGGCCCTGTAAGCGGGGAAAGGCCAGTTAGTCTTGGAGTTGAAGGAACCTTAGTTGGTCGCACTGTTGGTGTAGGAGTATGGGTCGAAGGAGATAAATAAAATGTTCAAACGCTTAAAGCGGTTTTTTAGTCGCTTTAAAAGGCGCTCGAAAATCCCCCAAATCAAATCCAAGCCCAGACTCCGCTTTATACTGGACGCAAGAAGCAAAAAAGCAATAGAATCTCTTAATAAAAAGGTTCAACCCGAATTTATTAAGTTGATGCAAATTGCAAAAGCTAGAGGCAAAATTTATGGAGTAGATATAAAAGCTATTTCTGGGCATCGTTCTTATTTTGAGCAACAGACATTATATGCCAAGGGAAGAACGAGACCCGGCAATATTATAACTTATGCAAAAGCTGGTTATAGCCGTCATAATTTTGGTCTAGCCCTAGACCTAGGGGTGTTCAGTTTAGAGGGGGATTATTTAGATTCATCTAATCCCACACTAGTAGGCAAGATATACAAAAGTATCTGGAATAATTGTGAAGCTGATAAGTTGAATATAGAATGGGGTGGGAATTGGAAAAGATTCAAAGACACCCCTCACTTTGAATATAAAACAGGCTTATCTCTTGCCCAAATGAGAGAGTACAAAAAAGAGGGGCTCGATATTATTTAATGAATTTTCCCATCGTTGAGATTATCGGAGGATTACTTGCCGCGATAGCCGCTTATTATTCAATTCGCGCCAAAATAGAAGCGGGTCAAGCAAATGATGCGGTGAATCATGCCGATGAAGGCAAACCAAGATTATATGACATTGCTTTATCCAATTATGAAGGATTAGCCAGAATTAAAGAAAGGCAAAAATCGATTGAACGCACTATTGATAAATTAGAAGAGAATCAAACTGTTACTCTTTATAAGGTAAAAGAGCATGATAAAATATTAAAACAGCATTCTAAAGTTTTATCTAAGTTAACCAAAAAGGAGGAATGAAGGATGTGGACTACCTGTTTATTCATTACAGATACGCATGGCGAATTAATTGACGAAGATTATAAAGGCTATGTATTAGAATGGATTAAACAAAATAAACCAAAGCGCATCTTTCATTTGGGTGATGTATTTGATTTTAAAAGCATTCGTAAGGGGGCATCGGCAGAAGAGAGGAGTCATAGTTTAAGCACCGATATAAAAGCCGGGCTGAATTTTATAAGAAAGGTACAAGAGGCATCCACTAAATCTAATTTGGAAGCTATCACTTGGGGCAATCATGATTATAGACTTTTTGCTTTAGCTAATAGCGATAAAGACGGATTGGAATATGATTACGCAAGAATGCTGGTTAAGGAAATCCAAAACACTGTCAAGCAAATCAAATGCAAAGAAAGAGAATACGATGTTGAGCGGGGTTGGTATGAAATCGCCCCCGGGAGATTAATTGGTCATGGCTACGCTTCAACAATTCAACCAGCAAGGACGGCATGCCAACATTGGGGATCGACAATAACGGGACATGTTCATAGATTTGATAGCTTTGTAAATGATGATCTAGGGAGAAATGAAAGTTATGTTATAGGGGCAGGATGCCAGATAGCACAAGATTACAATAGAACTCATAGGAGGCGATTATCGCATTCTGTTGGATTTGGATGGGGGGTGGTAAATTCCAGAACCGGGGATTGGTTAATTTGGTTTATTAAACGAAACAAACAAGGAGTATGGCTAGATCCGCAAAATCTGAAGAATCTGATAAAATAGATGAGATAGCGGATAAGTTTGCCCTTATTCATGGCGCCCCTCAATCCCGACAAAGACCAAGGGGAAGTATAACAGCCGCGGAATACGCAAAGTATGCGGGGATATCCCATAAGACTGCAGGGGACTGGTTACTTAATCTTTGCCGGGAAGGAAAGGCGACGCGTATAAAAGTTGGCAGAACATATTGTTATTCATTAAATGAGTAAATTGCCGACAGATAATGTTCAGGTATTGGGGTATGATTTTAAAATCATCGTATCATCTGAGGTTTCAGAGGAGGAGTTAGGCAGATGTGATTATGTCCGCCAAGTCATTTATTTGAATGATAAGCAAGGGCCTGACTCAATACGTGATGCCTTGCTACATGAAATCATTCATGCAATCACTTATTTGATGGGACTGAAAGATGAAGATTCGGAGGAGGATTTTGTGACTAGAATATCAACGGGATTAAAGTTAACTCTTAGCCAAAATACAAGTTTGATCGATTGGATCTTTAAAGGGGAATGAAATATTTACTATTATTTTGGATTCTTTGCATTAAGGCAAATGCAGATGATCATTGGGGCGCTCCTCCTCCTATCCCAGAGTTACAGATAGCTCATTTCCCGGCGATGGGAGTAATAGAAATAAGTTGGATAAGTGACAGTACCTTTGATAAACCTATTTGGTTTTTATTGGAAGTGAAACAGGTTAATCCCGAAAATGGGAAACCTGACCCCAATGAAAAATGGCATAGGCCATTCAATCCACTTCAGGGGACTAATTTCAATGAGAGGGTTACTCTTAATCTCAGTTATAGAAATGCCGCAGGGAATATACAATCTTGGTTCAATGCGGAGATGATTCGCATTCGTGTAATGTGGGGAGCTTAATTATCTTGCAATTCCGTCCTTAATCTTTTGATGGCTAAGAAAGCCTCTTTTGTAATCCTATATGCCCCTGTTTCTCTTTTAGAAATAGTAGCTTTATCAACTTCCAATTCTTTTGCCACTTGCGCTTGAGTGCCGATTTCTTTTCTCAATTTAGTGTATTCTTTATTCATACCTTTTCTATTAAAATTGAACCATCCTTATTCCAAAAAATTTCCGCCTCACTTTTTCCATCCTGAGTGATTCTGTTATACTTATCCAAAGCGATTTGAAATTTTGGATAACTGAATTTTGCCCACATTTGAAGATCCTGCAAAAACATCTTATCTCTTTCCTCATCAATCTTAACCGGGGCAGGATCATCTGGGATTTGTGAATAAGGTTGCCGTTAGCGTCTTCGTACATATCAACGCCAGCGTCACTTCTGGGCTTTATGTCGTTAGCCTCTGCCATTTCTTTAATTTCAATTTCTGTTTTCATAGTTAGTTTTTTTATTTGTGCCAGGGGTGGAACCTAGCGGGTTAATTATTTTTTAAACTTCTTAATAAAAGCTTTTAGTTCTCTTACCTCTTGCTTTGCGTCCGGCTCTTTTTCCTCAAGCGCCCAGCAGTTAACGTGACCATCTTCGTAATAAGTGGACAGCATATATTCAGCTTCACTAACTGGAAATTCAGCGGGGTAGTCTTTCCAGGTTTCCATTCCGTCATCTACGGAAAGTTCCTCTAACTTGCTTTCCAGGCAGTAAGGGATTTGTTCAACAATTTTAGAAGGCATGAGGCTGGGCTTTTTCTCAATGGGCTGTTCTGATTCTTCAAATTCTTCAAACGCTTCTTCATAAGTTTCAAACTTAACAAGTTTTTCTGAACATCCTTTATTCCAATCAATCAGGCGAACCTCTTTACCATCTTTGCGAGAAAAAATACCAAGACTTGTTTGCACTTGATAAACTCCAGCAATATAACATCCCTTTCCAAAAACCTTTTGTTCAAGTCCGTATCTCAAGATTCTCTCTAGCACTTCAAGAGGATTGGTTTTTATTCCATTCAGCAATTCAATTGGCACTTCTAGCCTTGCCTCATAGTTATTAAATGGACGAACCTTTTTATAGGCTTTCCAGAAGAAATTAATAATAGTCATTTTTTGTTTCATGTAGATATATTATCATTTTATTCCTAATAAACAATCCTTTTCTTTCATTATTTTACTTTTATCAATATAGAATAATCCATTAACTCTTTTAAATTGCCGATATTGCCCCATATTTGGCCGAGAAAGAGGTTAAAGGAGGTTCCCCACTCCACAATAGGAAACCCCCTACCCCGTTAAATACGAGGATTTTACCCTACCTTTTCGGTGAACTAACTGCGAAAAATCGCAGAATAAGGATTATAAATAAAAACCAAAGGATTAAAAAGATCATTTTGTTTTGATTATTGGATTCCCTTTATCAATAAATACCCATGCCATTTTACTATCAGCAATAATCCCTCCGATTAGTTCCCCCTCCCAGTCCAATACTTTAAGTAATGAAAGAGAGGCAGAGGCATGATTTTTTTCACCACTCAATCGGTGATCGTATGGGTATGTCTTTTTAAATCCGCCGGAGGTCTTTGCTATAATTCTTGATCCTCTATGATCAGTAGGCCCAAGGAATGATGTTATAATTGATTGCATTTTTTTAGTAGATTATGCCGGGGATCGAACCCAGCGGGTTGATTAGTATTGGACGTAAATGTCTGCCAGTGCGTTAAGCTCCTTAATTACGTCTGTTTTGTTTTTAAGATTCAAAACAGTAATTTTATGTTTGATGGGTTGGAAATCGGCATCTTCAGTACCGTTGATTTTAATTCTTTCCTTAACTTTTTTCATACTGGAATGATAAGAAAAAGATAAGTCTTTAGTATCATTAAATCGGCAATCAGTTACTGAATAGCTGTGTAGTTCGTATATTTTCATTTTTTTTGTAGGTTTAATTTTTGATCTATCTCGTCAGTGCCAGTAGATCAACTCTGACAGACCCCGAAGGGTTTCGATTAGTTAATTTTTTTGAATTGTTGAATAATTGGTTGTATTTCAGATTTATCAAACCACCCAATTTTAACTTGGGCGCAAATAAAAGACGTAAAAGATAGAATAACATCTTCACCTCTTAAATATCCTGTTTCCACTGAATCCACTTCAACCTGTTTCCTAGCTAAATACTGGTAATTATAAATAGCATGAACGACATCATGATTAACGGTTTTGAATGTAATTAGTTCTCTGTTCATTTTTTCGGTAGGTTATTTTTGTTTTAATTCTGATCTATCTCGTCAGTGCCGTGGAATCATTCACGACAGACTCCCGAAGGAGTTTCGATTAATTGGTAGTGCCGGAAAAATTCACTGGAATATCAATGTAATTTCCTGTACCGAACACTGTTAAAAAGGCTTCCCCATCTTCATTGAAAGCTACTTCCAAATCTTTGATTTTATATTCTGTTTCCGTGTATCCCCATTCTCCAGTAAAAGGATTACACTCAGGTTTCTTAATCGTAATAGAGGTTGCGATGATGGGGCTATTCTCGTCAATTTGGGCAATATTTTTTTTCTTCATGTAGATATATTATCAACATATCAGCCAATGACAAGAGCAAATGTCAAAATAATGAAAAAAAGCCACAATAGTGTTAAATGGGCAGGAAAAGACCTACCAAAACCTGCCGTCATGGGTTCTCCCCACACTCTATTCTAAAGTGACTAGCTATAATTAGATCATAGAAATCAGCTTAAATCCAATATAAATACCTATTATTCCCATGATCCCCGGCAATTCTGGAGGGGCAGGAATTGGCAATTTAAATGAGGCAAAAATAGCCCCAACCGTCATGCCTGTAACTAAAGCTAAAAGAATCATTATCATTTTCTTTCCCATACAGCCCCACAAGTATCCGTTTCCCTTATTTCTATTCTATAGAGTCCCGGCAATTTAGATTTTAATTCAAGATAAAACCATTCAACTATCTTTTCAGATGAGGTCACTTCAATCCAATTATTCAAGTAGGTATGATCAAACTTTTCAATGATTGGATTCACCACTTTTTTAATATCAGCGAAATCCATAATCATTCCTGTCGCATCATCTGGTTCCCCTTCAATCTCAATTCTTAGATGATAATTATGACCATGAATTTCAGAGCATGGATGCCCCTCAATTAATAAATTATGAGCCGCACAAAATTTAAACTCTTTAAATGCTCTTATCATTTTTCAATAGTGGCTAAAGCTTCGGCTCTTTCAACACATGATCCACATTTACCACAAGGTTCTTCACCCCCTTCATAACATGTCCATGTCATATCAAATGGCACTTTTAGCTCATGCCCCAATCTGGCAATCCATCCTTTATCAAATTCAACAAAAGGCGTTAATAATTCCAATTGCTTCCAATCACAAAGACTCAAAGCAACTCGCATAGCTTCAACAAATTCAGTTCTGCAATCTGGATAGATAGCATGGTCACCGGCATGGCATCCATAAGCTAAACAATCCTTGTCTTTAGCAATGGCAATTGATGCCGCATGAGCAATCATTACCATGTTCCTATTAGGAACTACTGTTTGCTTCATCGATTCCTCCGCATAATGACCATGAGGAACATCACCGCTTCCCGTTAATGCTGATCCAGATAACTGAGGTATCTCAACAATTGAATGCTCAACACTCAAAAGAGCGCAAATGTTTTTAGCTGAATCAATCTCCCTTTTATGTCTTTGATTATAATTGAAACTTACAGCTTCAACGTCATGCCCTGAGGCTCTTAAATGATAGAGAAGGACTGTTGAGTCCAACCCTCCTGAATATATTAGTAATGTCTTTTTCATAAATTCAATAAGTTAAGTATCTCCTGTCTAGGATTAGTTTGTTTTCTAAATTCACCCCTCATTACGGAGGTTATCATTTCCCCATCTTTTTTAATTCCTCTGCATTTCTGGCAGGTATGAACACCTCTCACTATTACAGCAACCCCTAATGGATCAAGAGCATCTTCAATAGCATCAGCAATTTGTGCCGTCATTCTTTCCTGAGTTTGAAATCGCTTGGAATAAACATCAACAGTTCTAGCCAATTTACTCAATCCCACAATCCCATCCCGTGGAATATAGGCGACATCGGCAGTTCCAAAGAAAGGAAATAAATGATGCTCACAAAGCGAATTAAATCCAAGTCCCCTTGATATAACTATTTCATCATGAGGGACATCAAAAATAACATCTAGTTCAGGATCTTCATTATATCCCTCTGCCATTTCTTCAATGGCTCTTTCCCATCGCAATAAAGCGTCTCTAGGGCATTCATCTGGTAATTCTACAGTATGTTCCATAATTTGTGCAATTGGATTGATAGTTTCCATTCTGGGTTCTGTTTGCATAGCTCAATGCAATATTGAACATTCAAATCATTAATATTATTACCGTCACAAATGGGCGATAAATATTTATGTGATGCCTTCGCCCCCGGTTTGGGAACGGATTTTTTAGTTCTATGCCAAGCATATCTTAGTTCATCCAGACCATCGGGAAAATTGCGAGCCACTACATGCTCTGCAACTTTAGGAGAACAAACAACCCAATCCAATTCATCTTGAAATGATACCTTGTGATTGCCATTGGTTTCAATCGACTGTTTAAATCCAGCCTCCTTAAATTTCCTTACTGTTTCTTCCATTAGTTGCATCATTGGTTCGCCTCCAGTCCACGTTACCCATTCTGCAGGATAATTTGATACCTCTTTTAAAAGGGCATCATCAGTCATTTCTAGGCCACTCTCAAACTCTGTATCACAGAATCCGCAAGCTAAATCACAACCCGCCAATCTTATAAAAACGGTAGGTTGTCCTGCACGGTATCCCTCCCCTTGCAAGGAGTAGAATATTTCATTTATTTTCATTATCTTTTTTTAGTTTTTTGTATGTATCTTTTTGGGCTCTCATTTGATGATTTAAATTATGGTAAGCCCTTCCATATTTTTTCTCTGATCTAAATTTTTCCTCTTCTTTCAAATTTGGATGATATCTCGGATCAATATTATGCTCTCCTAAAATGAGACAAGCGGCACAATCGCAAGGAGGGGCTTGGCATTCGCTCTCAACATGAATTAAAAAATCTTCTTTTGGTTCATCCAGAGGTTGTGAACAATCATATTCCTCAAGTCTGCCATTTTCATAATAAGTATATACCCCAAATAAAGCCTTTTGTAAATAGGAACTGCCATCCACGGAATCAATTCCAATTCTGCACCATTCCTTATAGTAAGGGATTGAAGTAATCCCCAAAACATGAACCCATGTATCAGATGGAACCTCTTTCCTCACCGCCGTAACTAAATCAATTATAAATTTGCTCTCAGTAGATCGCCCCGCAATCCCTCCCACGGCAAGATGCTTATACCCCAGATCAATCAATTCCTGTGCTTTGGTTACCCTTTCTTCAATGCTCATTCCATGCACTGCCGCCATTGGTATTAATTCATCTGGACAATCATCAATAAATCTTTGTGCCTGTTCATAATTCCATTTTCGGCGAAAATCAAAATCAACCCCCGGTATTAACATGTGATCGGGAGCAATAACAAAACTCCCTGCATTGCATTTTTCTTTATAGGTTACAGAAATAGATTTTGAATCAATGGGAGGTATTTCCATTTCCCTATAAGTCCAACCTCCGCAATCATATAGTACAAACTGTTCTTCTGGGATTTCCCTATGATAATGTAATGAATTCAACCAACCGTCAACTTCATCAACGAGTTCATGCCATTGAATGCCAGTCTTTTTAATAGACCCTTTGTCCCAGACATTATGAGCCGTTACTGGAAAAAACTTAGTCCTCTTCATTCCATAATTCATCTACCTGATTCTCTAATTCATTAAAAATTGACTGCCTTTTATAAATCCAACCAACCGCTATTGTATGACAAAAATCCCGAACCTTTTCCAAAGCAAGAGCGTCATAGTCTTTTGCTTTTTTATCAAGCACCATCCTATTGGCGGTATGAAACATTTCATTTATGGCAGATCCAAATTCTTTATAAAAACACTCCCTCCTCCTCTTCAATAATCTTTTAGGAGCTTCCAGCATGACATAAGCCAAACAGAATGCCGCATCTATATCTTTTTTAAATTGCATCGACTCCATTGCTCAGATCAATAATATCATTAATTTCAGGTTTCATTTTTTTTATTCTATTAATTAATGTCCTCAACATTCGTCCATCCTCTTGTAATCTTGAAAAATCCTTTCCATTTACTTTAACATTACAATAAGGGGATTGTATACCGGTTGCTGACATTTCTATTAATCCTATAAAATAATTCTCATCAATATTTGCTTCGCACCAGAACATCCCCGCTTCAATCGTTGACTTGTTTTTATTTTTCAACCAATCGTGATACTCCCAGTTACTGCAATGATTACTTGGCATCAAGTAAATAGTTGACCTTGGTCAATCGCATAATAATTCCCATTTCCTACATCTTTTATATTTCTTTCCATGAATAATAATTCTTTGCTTATCATTCCTCTGTAATTGAATGCCACTCCATCTCCAGTCATTAGAGCGTAATTATCCGCAGGATTATATCTTTTCCTGTATTCAACATTCAAACATCCATTCATTGAGGTTGAGGTTTTAATATCAACACCCCCTACCCCATCAATCCAAGCATCATACGAGCAATTATTTCCTAATTCATCAAGAAAGGAATGTGGGTAAATTTTGAATAATTTACAAAATGCCAACTCCCCCGCGGCTCCATTAATATGCAACCATTCATCATCAGCACCGCATTGATTTAAGTTATATAATTTACGACTCTCTGCCGTAGCTTGTCGCCCTTTACCAATCCATGTGGCTAGGGCAATTTCTTGATTATTCAAAATCACTTTTGTTTTTATCTTTTGGTAGGTATCCATTTTCATTCCAGAATCCTTGTCCGGTTTCTATGTTAATAATATCAAATTCACCCTCTGCAATTTTCAGAAATAATTCCGTTACTGAAATTTTATTTTTCTGAGGTGCCGGGCCTTTGCAATCAAAGAACTCAGCAATCTTGCGAAATATCCTATTCACTCCATGCTTACGGGTGCTTTGATGCAATACGTATAGTTTTTTTCTTTTTTCAATATCCATTTTAAATTTTAATTACCATCCCCCGTGGTTAGATCCCTTACAATCTAACCTCACCCCTCACAATGATTAGGGGATGGTATAAGTAGTATAACTAATGCCCAACTAGGTTAATATTCCCGATTTCATTAGCACTATTACCAGATCTAGTTTTACCATTCTCTTGCTTACTCTCTTGCTTGCTCGCTTTCATTCTTATTGGCTTATTCTTTGTTCATTTCTCTATTCATTCAATTTCTGGTTATGCTGGGCATTAGTTAAATTAATCATCAGGATGAAGATCATCCCAGAGTTTCAAAACTGCATTACCGGAGTTAATGTGTGCGATGTCATTTTATTATTTTATTGGTTAGGTTAGTTTATTCTTTAGTAAATCCATCAAACCAGCGTGAAGAGTTTTTTTCATTTCCTCCACTAGTCTCCGGATTACTGCAATGGGTTTGGGCCTGTTTTCTTGTAAGCCCTTTTTTTATTACTTTATTAGTTCTACTTCTACTTTCGTAAAAACGTATGATTTTGTAAGTTTGCATTTTATTTTTCATTATCGCTCATTTTTGCATAAATCTTATTAAACAAAAAATCAATTATCTCCGCACCGTCCATATTTTTATATTCTTGTTCGGCAAGTTCGTATCTTTTGTTTTCAATTTCTATTTCTTTATCAGTCATTTAATTACAAGGCTTCAAGTTGATCTATGAACCAATTAGGCCAATCAATTAGTGAGGTATGACCGGGCCAGTTATTTGTTTTATATCCATCATAAATCCATCCCAACCATTGCCTATATTCTGACCTCCCCAATCGTATCATGGCATCCTCACATCTTAAATATGAACAAGGATAAGGAGTTCGCTTATCAATGAAACACCAATAAAATTCATCGCAAGGTTCACCGCAGGCTCTTAAAAGATCCATGTAAAATGCCGCCTGAACATATAACTTCATTTTCGGGATATGTCTCGACAAATGGGTAGGCGATGCGCTTATTGTAGTTTTCAGATCTATAATCTTTTTACCGGGCAATAAAGCATCAATGCGCCCCTTGCATTGAATCATATTACCCCGATGATCCGGCAATTCCGCAAATATTGAGAGTTCCGTTTCCTTATCCTTTCCCAATAGACATGACTCTCTAGGTTCTAAACACCTATCAACCGCCTTTCTCATCTTGCCAAGAATATCCATCGTTTCGGTATCGATTATTTCTTTTCCCTGTTCTTTCAATTCATCTTTCCACTTTTTATAAGTTGATAAAGATTTACTAAAACCTTTTGCTTTAGATCCAGTGGCTAATGCCGAATTAAAAAGATTAGTCTTTTGATGATCATCAAGTAATGAGTAATCACAAAAGAAATTATCAAATTCGAGTATGAATTTATGACAGGCCCTACCGAAAAACATTGCCGGGGTGTCCTCTGTTTTTTTATTTCGATTTGCATACCAAATTGAAGGACAGCCATCTCTCTCAGGGTCTATTAATTGAAAACTTGAAGAGTTAACCCCCTCCATTTCTTGATATTCTGGAAAGCCCAGATGCTTTTTAATTTCATTCATACTTTTACTCTAATGCATGGGTGTTTTGGATCTTTACCGAATCTGCAAGTAGTAGGGTAAAAGGTTATCTTTTTATCAAGCCATGTATTAGGATCATAACCCAATACCGATTGTATCTGTTTAAATACGGTCACCCCAGATACATATTCTTTATCCGTTTCTTTAAATAAAAGAACAACCCCTTTCATCGGGCGCCCATCATCGCCCGTGTCTTTATTATCACAGTATCGCCAACTTTTAATAGTTAGAGTGCATTCCTTACCATTGAGGTCTGGGCATCTTAAATATTTTGACGGATAGGCTTTTGAAAATTGAAAATCAGTCATTGGTCTTTTTATCTTGAATATTATCCATAGCAATCAGCAATGCGAATTCGCCAGTTTTCAAAATTGCTTTAGATATATCTTGGTAATGTTTTCCCCAAGGGGAAGCATAATCCTGTAACTCCTCCGGAGTGCTTATTTTTTCGATCTGATCGAGTCTAACTTTAGCCTCCTCAATCAAAATAAGTAGTGAGTCTTTTAATGTCATTGGTCTTATTTACTAATTAAAAGGGAATATCATCATCATTCCCTATTGGTTGTGTCTGTGTTTGGGGAGGTGATGATTGATTGCCTCCCTGTTTTTGATAAGGTTTAGGATCGTAAAGATTTCCCCAACCATCCCAATCAGCATGAATCGGTATTGAATCAAGTTTAAAGCATTGACTTCCATCCTCTCTTTCAAAGACTGAGCCAATTGTTTGATATCTCTTTTTAATTTCACCATCGTGGGCTTTATATTCGCCTGTGGTCACCGTTATGTTTTTTATTTTAGTCAATGCCATGTTTAATTCTATTTATTAAGATAGTTTCTTTTAATTGAATCCTTTTTTTATCGCAGGCAATTTGGGAGCTTTCTATTTCCCAATCCATTAATATGATTAATGCTACCAGCAATAAGTTAATCCCCTCAATCCATAAAAGATCCATTGCCTTTGAGAGATCAACAATTGCAACGATTGTCCATGTTATAATCCCCATTAATGCAATCCATAGCATTATCTTTTTAATTTTGGTAAGCCAATTGATATAATTATGTAGCTCCATTTCCTGCGTCCTTAAGCGGTTCATTTTTTGATTCATAATATTATTTTTTAATATTGAACTTTAAATTTTACAACTCTTCTGGCCCATTCAGCATCTAGGCGATCATAACATTCTTCATAAGAATAAACAGAATGTTCATCATCCCACGGATCACCATACTTTCTAATATCTTCATCACTAGGATACATCCAGATCGTAGGCTCACCGGGGCAATCATCCCAAGTCTGTATGTCCAGATCCACGTTCATTTTTTTAGCGAGTCTCTTAACCTTGCCCCTGATGGAATTTATTTTTTGAGGACTATTTTTTGCTACAGTAGGTATTTGAATTTCTTTACCTTTTTTCATGTAGATTTTCCACACTTTACGAACTCTGCGTCCTTTCCCTTTTTTCATCTCATCAAATAAGATTGGATCTTTCACAATATTATCGACAAAGAAATCACCTTGAAGAATTTGATAATGATTTCCGGCACTTACAAGAAAAACATCATAGCCTTGTTCTTTAAGGCTAAGATCATTTTTAAACTGTTTCCGCCATTGATTCAGAGTAGGGCGCTTTCTAGTTGGGATATGCTCATACCTATCAAATAGATTAGGATTAAGATTACATTCCTCTAAACATTGAAGCATTGTCCGATGGGTCATGTAAGTGCACTTAGTGCTTAATGTAAAAGATCTGGCTAATCGGCTAGCCTCGTCTGTGCTCATTCCGGTCAGCAAAGAAATTGCTCCCGGGCCACACCATCTATTCTTACCATGAATAGGGTGTAAGGTTTTAAGTTTCACCGCATAGCGGTTAGGTCTAGGTAGGTCATTAGGTTTCATAATAATGGGATTTTATCATATTTTAAGACTTTAGCAAACCTTAAAGTTTCCCTTTTTTAATTTTTTCCTTCATTTTCTGCATTTCTTTCCGCTGTTCTTCAGTTAAAGGGGTATAATCACTCTGTAATTCCTTCATTGGTTTAGGTGGTTTATACCCCATCCCTCCAATATTACAGGCAAAAGCTCGCTCAATTAGATCACCAATATTGATCAATGCCCTATTCGCAGTAGTAGCAATGGGATGCTCATCTTTCAAATTCCCTGCCCTATGTTTCTTTACATAAGTCAATACCCTTTCCTCCTCTTTCTTAGTCATTCCCCTATCCCATACCATGCGCTTTGATTCTGGATTGATCGCGGATAATTCTGATCCGTATAACTTAGCTAATCTTTCACAAAATGTATCAACCTTATTTGCCGGGGGTCTATCTTTCTCTATCTCCTTTATATCTTCTCTATATATATAATTATCCTTTCCTTTCCTTTCCTTTCCTTTCCTTGGCCCTTCCGAGGGGCTTACAACCCCCTTCGAACCCCCTTCCGAGGGGCTTCTTTGTTTTTCTTTTATTTCTTTTAATTCAGGATACTTATTAAAGATAGCCTCCTGTAGAGGTTCAGGATAATCAGCTACACATTTAAGAACTGACTTCATCATATTATTCCTTATCAATCCCCTCCCCGATCCTATTTGTTTAGTTATCCAATTAGAAATGAATACTCTATCACCATATAATTCAAATGATCCACTCGCCAATGCCTCCTTTAGTATTTCATTTGGATTGGGTATTGAACATTCAAATGAGATTCTCTTTTCTGATATCCTCACTACCCCGGCATTATCTCTACTCGATGAGGTTAATAACCAGAAGACTAATAACTTTGCTTCACAGGATAGATTTTCAAAATCGGGGTCGGCCCAGATGGTAGGCCCTAGGATTGCTTTCATGTGGCGATTATAAATGATCCTATGAGTTCATCAAGAACTGATTGATTAATATTCTTTATAAATTAGATTCCAGCGTTATGACTTATCCAGAACGAAAGACCATTTATGTAGATGTCGATGGGACATTGCTCATTAAAGATAGGATTAATATTAGGTTAGTAGCCTATATTAAAAGAATGAAACAAGAGGGATACGAGGTGAATATATGGAGTATGAGAGGAAAAAAATATGCTGAGAAGTGGTGTATCAGGGCAGGACTTAAATATTATATAACTCACTGTTTAGGTAAACCGGGAATGATCATTGATGATGAAGGTTGGGCATGGACTAAAAATTGCAAAGTATCAAAAAGATGCCCCAAATATTAGACCATCTTCATAACTCGTTGATACTTAGGTTCTTTCAGAACAGAAAACGTCAGTCAGTGTCCG